ACATAGTTGGAGGCGTCGCTCCACAAAGTCTCGCGCGAGAATGATGTGGTACCATCATCGTACTGGAGCTTACGTGCCGGGAACATGAAGCTCGTCGCTGGGTGGATCCCACCCGTCTTTAAGTACATGGATCCTGACTTGTTGAGCTGATTGGGGCCAAAGTGCTCGAGGTACTCTGGCTTTTCTGTAGGAACATCCCATGACGCAGGTGCGTCGTCTGGGGCATACCATGTTTGCTTGTTGGGTCCTTTATAGCCACCGTTGGATGACACGCCAAACGTACCCGTCGCGGTGTATGGGTTGATACGGTTCATGGCCGTGTCGTCATCGGCCATAAACTCAGTCATATCTATGTTCAGTCAACATAATTTCTGGTCTGGACCTTTTGGCGGTGCTTGAGCCACATCTCGTCAAGATCGACATTCAGCATGTAGGCTAGCTGGAACAGGTAAGAAAACACGTCACCCATTTCAGTTGTAATGTCAGTCCCACGATCCTTCTTGAGGCCCGTCTTCCTGAAATGGCGCTGGTACTGACGAATAGCCGAGGCGAGCTCGCCCACCTCCTCTGTGAACAAGAGCCACACTGCACTCACGGGTGCCTTGTCCCATCCCTTTGAACGACACAGGTCGAACGTCTCGTCGCGATAACAGTTCATATTCATCATACACCAAAAACGCCGCATTTCCCTAGATGAACTTGTGGATAATCAGGAGGGCTACGAGGAGCATGAAGAGCTCGATCGAGCACCGCATAGTCTCCGTCTCAATGTCACTCAGATCCCGACGCGTCGAGAGGTATGCGCTGATGAGTCGTGATGTCCGATCGATGATGAAGAAGATTATAAAGCCATAGACAATGTCCTGGGTCGTCTTCATATACACTTGGGCGCAGAAAACTATGAGGCGGTCGGGATGTATTCCCAGTTGAGTTCCTTTGTGATGAGTTTCCAAATGTCATCCTGGCGATGCAGCTTCTCCTTTGATTTCAAGAGGGGGAAGCACGGAAGGTAATCATCCTCGCCAAGGAGTTCGCAAAACTTGTAGAGCGTGTATGCGTACGACAAAAAGTTTTTGCGATCTGCCGGGCAATGTTTCTCAAAGGGTTTTTGAATCTGCCCAAACATGAGACGAAGCTTGTCTTCGAGAGGTTGAGGCATGGTTGGTGGTTTGACACCGTTGAGAATCGTTGTGATGTACGGCGCATGTTCATAGTACTTGTTCAGGTCGAGCTTCTTCAAGAGGCCACGCACCTTGGTGTGCGTAATCTCAGACGCAGATCGGATACGCTGCTTCTTAAACTCGTGACGAAGCTGCACAATCACTTCATCGGGTACGGTCGTCGACTCCTTGGCCTGAAACTGGGCGACCCACTCGTTGAAATGGTTCTCGCGTTTGTACGAGTAGACGACGTTGCGATCCATCTCTTGTTCCTCCTTGAATCCGCGCTCGTTACACTGAACATATGACATGCATCCGCACTCGGTGCACACCTGACTGCTCGTCTCGTGTTCGTAAATCATCGTGTGCCATTCCTCGCATCCCGGACACTGTAAAGGCATGTCAACACCGTTCGACTTTTTCACGTCGACGTGCGCCTCTTCAACACTGACCATATATTCCTCGAAAATATCCTTCCGTTTGATCCCACCAGGGCGCTCAGTCGTATACTCTCGAATGTGGGGGGCGCACCGTGCAAGGTATTCAACGAGCGCGTCTGGGTCATTCTCGAGTTCCTTTATCTTTTCGTTAATGCGCCTTTCCATCTCTTCTAAAGATGGCAACTCTTTAGAAGACATGGACATTATTGCCGCCCTGACACCAAAAAACATGACTGTACGTGAAATAGCCACGATCGAAGGGTCGACCGACAAGGCTTTCACGTACGTCTTCAACAGCAGGGAATACACACACGTCGGGAAATGGCCCATGAATCACGGTACGTCAGGATTCCACGTGCCGATCGAAACAGCCGAAGTCATCGAGACCAACCAGGACATTACCAAGCGCCTGAAGAGATTTGCGGGCCCAAGGAATATCATCAGACGGGACACTGTACGGTACGCCATGAGTACTTGGTCTTGGCGTCCGCGAATCACATTCAAAGGGTTCAAAATACGAATGACCTTTGCGCCCGTGCTCATCGTCCCAACCTACGTTCCGCCCGTACGAATCACAAACGTGCTTGGTCACGTCTCCTCGTTCTTTTGCGCCAAGTAAAACTTAATGTCACCCAGGTTTGCAATTGCATATCGAAACACGATCGGCATGTTTGGCTCGCTAAACTGGAAAAGTTGAACGCTCGAACACAGATTGGTCGCCTTGGTGTACATGTTGATATACTTGAGCGGGTAGACACAGCCAATCTCCTCGGCCGGGCCGTCTCCACCACACTCGAGCACCGTCGATTGATCGGCAAAGTCGCCGACGCAGCTAAACTTCAGCTCGCTTCCGTGTCGCGCAATACGCATCTCGGGCGACAAGTTTGCCATGTCGCGCGCAATCCTCTGAAAATCGGTCGACGGGATCGTCGTCACGACATCCATATCCATTTCAGGGACGTTGAGCATATCCTCGTTAATGTCAAGTAGCTTGAGTCTGAATGACGTCCGTGAGTGCTTCGTGGTGTTTTCAATCGCAATGTCGATAATGTCAGTGCCCTCCATACGCATGCTCATCGAGTCATTGTTCGTCACCGACTTGAGCAGCTTGTGCGTATTGGTCATGTTGAGTCCGGCAATCATCTCGGCGTCGCACGTATACTCCTCAAAGTTCTCAGCCGGGAGAAACATCTGAATCAAAGTCACCTTGGCCGTGTCAAACGTCTGGATACGAACACCCTCCGGCGTAAAATAGACGTTGACGTCATTCACGATATCCTTTAGAACCTCGAATATCGTGCGTAGCGCACTCGCCTGAATCGTCTGAAGGTACATGGACAGGAAGCGGTCGTGGTTTTTATCTGTACATAGGGTAATGCCGATCGTCACGGTGCGTCGAAGCACAAACGGCATCCACAAAATGGTCGCCGTCTTCCCAGATGGAAAGAAGGTTCGGTTCGGACGAATGGGCTATTCAGATTATACCATCCATAAAGATCGCGTACGCATGCTTCGCTACCTCACGCGTCACCGAAGTCGTGAATCGTGGGGTCCGAGTGGACGGTACACTGCTGGATTTTGGTCGCGCTGGTTTCTCTGGTCCAAGCCGAGTCGCGAGGGTGCACGTCTGTCGACTCAGCGTGCGCTCGGCCCTGGATGGCGTGTTCAGCTCTTCGTCAAGTGAAGATCCCGGTGGCACTCGGTATGAAGCACCTGCAGATTCTCTAGGGTTGTCGGTCCGCCCTTGATGTACGGATTGATATGGTGGCCTTCGCGCACGTCCGTGTGTTCGATCGGCTTGGAACACCATGTACATAGCCCGCCTTGCTCCTTGAGCTTTTGAGCCTTTTGGGTCGGCGTAAACAGGCGTGGGTCATCAACCCCGGCGACAATGTCGTGAATGTCCCGATCGATGCTATACACGAGACGCATCTGGTACTTGCTATTCGCCTGGATACAGTCGTACGTACGAAGGAGATCGTCGGTCGGTGTCTCGAGAATCGTATTGGCGTACTCGAAAATCTTCGCCTCACACCGAGTGAGTTTGGGGCGTGTGTCGCACCACCGAGTGATCCGCCCGATGAGCGTCAAGAGAACGATATCGTTTGGCGACACACCAGGTGTCATGTGCTTGACGAGGCGTTCGTAGACGACGTGAAGGTGTTTCAGACGCATGACTATATCATCCTTCTTTGCGAGAAACTTGGGCTCCACCTCATTCGTCTTTCCAAAGGCGTCATGGCGCCACTTTTTGTAAATGTCAATCTGGGAATTAAACTTGGTCGGGATTGACGCTTCACTCAGTGCAAGCATACGCATGACCTGAATCTCGGCGTCGCCGCGCTTCGACACAGACTTGGGGTGTACAAACGTACCGGCCCATACGCGGCTATGCTCCTTGAGAAACTCGTACAGAGTATAGTATACCGGAATGTACTTTTCGTAATCGTTGAGACGATTGCCCGAGTTGTTGATACGGACCCAAAGGGTCGCGAGACGCTCGGGATCCTCCGCCACCTCGGTCGTAATGGTATTAATCACAAACGAATAATTGTCAAAGAGAATCTGATCCGACTCGTCAATGTCCCGATAGTACTTTCCCTCGTACTTTGCCAATGGACTCGACTCCCAGTTGATGAAATCGGAATCAACCTTCTTAATAGGGTACTTGTTTGTCACAAACTCACACGCCGTCTCGAGGCGGTGTGCGCCATCAAACACGTCATCCGCCTTTTTCTTTGGATCCTGAATGATGTAGATTGGGGCACACTGAAACCCAGTCATGATTGTATCGAGCATCGCCATACGCTGACCGACATCCCACGAGTTGTTTCGCTGGTAGCGACCACGCAAGACGAGGTGACGCGACCCCTTCTTACAGTTCACCTCGTCACGACGCATGTTCGCCTGCCAAACTTGAATGTTTTGCATTTTTCCTACTCATTACGCGCACGCATGCTTTAGCTCTCTTTTCATGGACGTACTGTGTCCATGAAAAGAAACGCTCCCAGCAGGGGTTGAACCTGCGACTTTGAGGTTAACAGCCTCACACTCTACCAACTGAGTTATAGGAGCATGGGTGCTTGCCTCCATTGGGGGTCGATCCCAAGACCTTTCGCTGACCCGGGGGGGGGAATGCAAGCATTCCTTTTACGAAGCGAATGCTCTACCAACTGAGCTATAGAGGCGCAGGGGTTACACTCCTGGGATCTGATCTGCCGGAATCGAACCAGCGACCTAAGGATGATCTGATTCATCCGCTTTACAGGAATAAAGTTCCTACAGTCCTTCGCTCTACCAATTGAGCTAAGATCAGGGTGGGGGTCTCCCCCGTATTTTAAAGGCGGATCGTCTTTAAGTGTATGTACAGCTGATGAGTGCCGCGCGGTACGCAGGCTCGTTTGTAAGCTTCTTGAGATCGTAATCCTCCTTGAAAATCAACTCGTTGGTCGTCCCGTTGAAATAACACACGAGGTACTCTGGCTGTGTACGGTCGGACACTTCAAGGATATAGTTTCCAAAGTCGTCAACCTTGTAGTTGTTGTTCATCATGTAACGCTCAGGGTCGTACGTATCCGTCGGGATACGCTTCAACACAGGCACTGTCGCCGGATCGAATGTACAATCCATAGTTGCCTTTGCAACCGTATAGCTATGAACGATATCGTCATCCTGCTTGTTACCTACACCGGGGATGACGCTCGTCGTAATCAAATCACCGTTGGTGATCGGGCCATCCGTGTCGGATACCCAGATTGCACCTTCGCCGGTCGAGTTGACACAGAGACGCCGGTCCTTGTATTCACATGCCCACATCTGATCACCCACCTGACGAGTTCCGACCTGGCGTTCGTAATCACCAATGACGCCAAGCGCTTTCGGGTCTTTGGGGGTGGACGACAAATCAACAACAGGAGTTGCGTTCGTCCCCGTGATTGTCGAGCTGATATCGTAATCGTACTGGCGAACGATGTTGTTGATCCGACCGGTCGCTGAGACGATCAAGCCTATGGACGTGTCTGTGAACAAAGCCGTATTGGCCGTGATGCACTTGTGCTGACCCGTGAATGAATAATTGATCGGCAGAGACGCCAACTGGTACGGAATGATCACGGTCGGTCGAATCGCGACGCTGCTGATTGTTGCATTCGTCGCGGCAAGTCCTATGGGTACACCTGCCAGGGGCGGTGGCACCCCCGGTGGTACCTGAGCAGCCGGAGATAGAGGTACCTCAGTGTCGGAAAGTAGAGGTACCTGAGGAACCGGAGGCGGAACTACACCCGGTGGTACCTGAGCAGCCGGAGGTAGAGTGGACTCGTCAGACGACATTACTAATGACTGAGAGTTTTCTTTTCACGTAATTACGATCGACCCACGCGAGTACAGTCTCGTCGGGGCTCGGTTCGTCGTCGAAAAACGTACACGTCGTGCACGGATACTGAGCCTGAAATTTCA